AATTCATTTACTTTTTACTATACCTTGAGATATTACCTCTTGCCATTATATTATTACTAATATAATTTAGTATAAATGAATTATAGGAAGTTTCCCGCATTTAGGAAAGTTTTTAAACTGATCTCAACCTGGGATATAGATGTGTTAAATCAGCATTTAATCCTTTTAATATACTTGAAGGAATTGATAATGTTAAATCATTATTATCTGTTTTTACCTTACGGATTTTCATTAATAAAATTGACCCAAATGTTATGGTGGGGTTACGATTAAGAATAATTTGGGGTTGGTCTTCTTCAATGATTTGCATCATTATAGAATGAATGTATTTATCATACATAAATTTTGATGATAAATAATTTGATGCTTTTGTTATTGTCCAACCTTTATCTTTAATAATTCTTTTTATGATATGCCCTCTATACAATTCGATGAATTCTTTATAAGACATATCAACTTCATCCATTTTTAAAGTAGGATCTAAAACAATTACTGATCTCAATTATCTTCACATATATTCGCAACGTATATGCAGTTCTCTTATGAACTTCTTTATATTTCTATAAAGATGAGACTATATCTTTACATAAATTAATTATGTACTCTTCATTTCCACTTACGGTGTATAACATTCCATTTTATACACGCCCACATTAGCGCTTTGGGTGTACTCTACTGACTATATCGATATGGTAATTATCCAATATCATAGTTGGTCGATAGTCGTTGAACTTTATTGTATATTTTTTTCTTGATGTTATAACTTTAATAGAATATTTAATTATTTTCAATTTTACTAAGTTCTTTAAGTTCATCCTTAAACAAGAATATTTCATTATATTCATTTTCCAAATCCTCTAATAATTTCTTTTTCTTCTTAATATTTTTTGATTTTAATAATATAAATAAATCTATATCATTAAATATATTCAATTCTATTAATATTTTTTTTAAATCCTTATATTTAATTTTTTTCATATCATGAGTAGAATAATAATTAGAATCAAATTTATATAATCTGCCGATATGAGTCCAACTTATACCTTTTCTAATATCAAAAATAGTACTAGACTTAACACCTGTTAGATCAGTTATTAATCGTATTGGAATTTGATATTCCAATAATTTACATACTAAATGTATTTGATCATCTGCATATTTAGAAAAACTCCATTCTGAACCCTTCGGCATTAATCCATTATTGAACGCATGTTGTATATTTTCTAACTGTGTATTCCATTCTAAATTTTCAACTCTATTATCTAACTTATTTCCATTTATATGATTTACTTGTGGTTTATTTTCTGGATTTGGAATAAATGTATTTGCAACTAAACGATGAATTGTTTTTGTATGTTGTAAATTATTAATATGCAAATTTACAACATAATATCCATTGTTTGCTATTACATTTGATAATACATTACCATTTGATTTATTTCTAATTAATCCCGTATTACTAACTTCATAATTGGTAACTATTCCATCTAGTATAACATCTTTCCAAATAATTTCATTATTCATAATTATATAATTCCTTTATTAATATTAATATTAGAATATAAAGTTATGAATAATTTCAAAATATACAAACTTAGCTGCGGATTATCCAATCTTTAATCTTTTTACCAAACCTTTGACATTATTCATTGCCATTAATATATTACTATATTAATTTGGTAATTAAAGCTCTAAGGATGTTCCCGCAATTAAAAGAGTTTTACATGTCCAGATGTGGTTCAGACGTGAAGTTAAACTCACCGCCAAGGACCTGACTTCTAATCACGCCATGTTTTCCGTCCAGCAGTGAAAAATTAATATCCCATAATTCATTGATTTTTGATTGAGCCTGAAACAAATATAGAGGAACTTCAATAGGTGAAGCTCTTTTTAGATTAATTGAAATACTTGTCAAGGGGAATACATTTCTATCTAGTGGTGAAAAATATAAAGATTCTGTGGATATAGATAGAGGTCTTAATACTGTTGAATATACTGGTACTTTTGACGTCCAAACTTGATTCTTCATATCAATCAATTGTTGAATAAGATCAGCTTTGGTTTTTCGTTTCTGTTTAAAATATAACATGATTTCTTCATAATTTAAATAGAATTCGTACATACCAATATTATGATATTTCAACATTGATTTTTTAACTTCTATATCATCATTATGTTTTCTAATTATTCCTGTAGAAGTAATTATATTCTCATTACTGATGATATTTTTCAAATTATCTTTTGAAAGAGCTGATTCCAATTTCTTATAAAAGATTGGATTAATTACTTTATATGGTGAAAAATTCAACCATCCTGTGTAAAGTAAATCAATATCGCGATATTCAATTTTCGTGTTACATTCTGGACAAACTTCTCCTTCAAAAATAGCACCGATATATTTACCACAATTACAACGATATCGATTATTAAATTCTGATGTATCTTCAGGAGCTGATCCATATCTAGGAGATCTTGGACCATCAACATTTTTAATTGACTTATCAACATCGGAAAATGGTTGATCTGCTATCAGAAAACCACGATCATTAATAATATCATTATAACATTCTGATTCCCAATTTAGCAATTCAAATTTAATTCGCAAAATTGTTTCCTCCTAAATGAAAATTATTTAATCAAATATAAAAGTTTATCCTAATTATTGGATAAACTTTTATATTTTTATCTTTTACTTTAGTAAACATTTGAAACAGTGTTTTATTGTTAAAGCATCATACAAAGCATTGTGCTTAAAATCTATAATAGATTTATTAGCATCTAATTCAGTATTATTATTTAACATTCGATGAATTATTTTCACATCATCCAAATAAGATTTTGCTGAATCAAGAGAATGACACCAAACATACTGGTATCTATCTCTCCAATAATAAACATCATTTAGTGCAAATGATGTGAACAAATCAATTGGCATATTTATCATATCCAAACAGGATAACTTTGGTAATAGTCTAAATAAAAATTTTCCAGTATGACAAATATTATCACCATAAAAACAAACTATTTTGTTATTGGTATTGATATGTTTTAACCATTCTTTCAAAAATAAAGCAATATTTTCAGAACCAGCTTTGTATATTTGAATTGTGTTATCAAAACATTTCGTATCGTCAGCAAAAAATTCTTTGAATATTAATTTTTGAATAATATTGTCATATGTCCATTTGTCAACAGCAATGTCATTTTTATCAAATGAATTGTATGGATCAGTATCCAGACGATAATCGTAATCATTTAGTTCCGCATAAAAAATATTATTGCAATCAGTAATCAATCCAATTGATATTAATTTTGCATCATCCAACAATGAAGTAGTTTCACAATCAAAATATACTTTTAAAATATTTTCTTCATTAAACATAATATCATTAATTCCTTTCTATTTAACACAAACAACGTCTTTCTTCATTTGTATTTTTATTACGTATGATTAGATAAGTTTCTTTATCACGAAATCGTGATGCACATTTGTTTCCTTCATTATCAACAACTTCTGTTTTTAAATATAACCAATTAGCATAGTCAATGATTTTATTTCTTTTCAAAACTTTACATTGTTGAATAGTTAATTTCTTACCATTCCTCATTGTTGGAATATTCCTCCTCATTATCATCATTGAATATATTAACGTTTGCCAATATTAAGAAATTTAGCAAATCAGAAATCAATGCATGTTTATTTATAGCAATTTCCTGCCCAAGTAAATCTGGCTCTTCATATAATACAAATGAATACTTTGAATTTGCAAATGTAATTAAAAATTTTTTCAGCAAGTCATCATTCATATCAATAATTGTACTATAGTACAACTTTACCAATTTATTGTAATCAGGATCATCTTTCAAATATTTAGTATCTTTTAAATAGATTTTTTCTCCAACAGGATTTTCTTCAATATTAGAAGTTAATATTAAGCATAATGTGGAATCAAGAATAGTTTCATTGGTTACTGAAAATCTTCTCATAAGATCATGTTTCATTACTAATAATAATTTATACCAATCAAGATTTCGTAATAATCCAAATTCTTGACTACTTAAAGTATTATTGAAGAAATAGATTTCAATCATTAATTGTTGTAATCTATTTGGTTTTAAATTTTTACGATAATAATCAATTTCTTCTGGAGTAATTTCATTCTCATATCGTTTAAATAATTTATCAACTAAATTATGAATATCCAATGAACACGTGAAAACATATTCTTCATTTAATTTCATTTTTGATGCACGATATCGATCATTTTTTCTATTACCATCTGCATCAGGAGCCAGTGATGTTTCAATTAAATTTCGTCTGAAAACTTGCATTACAAATATCTTTATATGTGTATTGACAATACTACAAATAAAGGATAGTACTCTTTCTTTAGGATGGTCCTTATTATTATCCCAGGTACGTGCTTGACAAAATTTAATGAAATTATCCACAATCAAATTGTTTGTCATCAATTGATTTATAATAACACTTTTATCTTTCATTATCTTCACATATATTCGCAACATATATGCAGTTCTCTTACGAACTTCTTTATATTTCTATAAAGATGAGACTATATCTTCCTAATATATTTATATAAATATATTAAGTCTTTCCATTTCGTTTTATATATAATACTTCCAATATTATATAACCCATTAGCTTGGAAACTACTCTACTGACTATATTTAATATAGTTGGTCGATAGTCGTTGAACTTGTAACTGATTAAATTATTCTTTGTCTAAATATTTTGGATCCATATATTCGGCAATTATTTGTAGAAAATCCATAAAATTCATTGGTTTATTAGAATTATTAATATCAATTACTTTGTTAAATCCATCAAAAAATCCTTCGTAACATAAAACAGCATATGCAGGATATCCATCAGTTTGATATGGTCGTCGCAAATCATAATAACAATTCATAGTTATTAATTCATTATCTTCAGTTTTATACATATTTGGAAGATTGTATTTATTTCTAGACGGATCATGAAATCCACCATCAATATCTACTAGTATTGGAGTTTTATATGTAAATATCTTAAAATCCCACTCATGAAATGGTGATGAATAATTATATTTGCTATATGGATTATCTTTAAATATATTATAAAATTCAGGATGTATTGTAGTATTATAAAAATGATATCCTATATCAATATTTTTATTCATCATATACCAGTAGAAATCTTTTTCAATTGGAGAATCAAATTTCAATGGAGGAAGACCACACAATTCATTTGTTTTCAATGCAATATTTAAATCAAATTGAAGTTTATCATCAAAAGATAATTTTCGAAATCGTTCAATTTGAGCATTACGTATATTCATAGATGTTCTTAGTTTTTGTTCAGGAGTCATTCTGTCATGTCCAGCTTTAACTTTTTCTCCATGAAGTTTTCGTTCTTCAGCACCTCTATTGTCCCAAGTTTCTATTATACCTTTAACTTGATTTTCACGCATTCTTTGTTTATCTTCTTCACTCATATTTGCTTGACCTAATTTAACAGCAGAACTTGTTTTTTCATGTTCTTCAGGATTTTCATATCTCTTGTATGCTGCTTTACTACTTTTTTCATGTTCTTCAGGATTTTCATATCTCTTGTATGCTGCTTTACTCAATTTTTCAGATATTGTTGCTTTTTGTTCAGGTGTTCTATTTTGGTACATTTCTCTAAGTGTTTCACTCTGACAAGCATTTCTGTATTTTTTCATACAATCTTTACAATACATTGGTATTTTACCATATTTTCTATTATTGTATGTTTTCTTAAGGATTTCAAACTCTGCACCACATTCAGGATTTTCACAAGTAATTGTAAGTATTTCAGTACATTTAGACATATTATGTCAACCTTTCTTTATGTAAAATTTTAAATAACATTGAAGTTATTTCTTACATAAAGAATATATCATTGAAAATTTAATCAGTTATTTAGCTGCGGATTTTCTTTATCTAACATCTTTTTACCATACATGATTAATTACTTCATCCACTATCTATATCACTATGATAGTTTGGTAATGTTAGCTTTACAAGATGTTCCCGCAATTAAGAAAGAGAAGGCAATGACCAACTGTCCAGTGTCCTACCTTCAATTAATTGCTGAATAAAAATACGCCGATTGAAACTATAGTTACTGTTCACTTTGTTCTCAACGTATGCCCATAATTTGTTATAGACATCAAATTCAAAGTCATATATGTAGAATGCATCATAATACATTCTATAAAATAAGTCTCTATTTTTTTGGATATTAACTGATCTCATGACACAAAAATGATTTATTATAAATGATAATATTTTTATTGCAAATGAAATAGCTAACATTGCTTTTACATGAACATTTAAAAATTCTAATGATTTCTTTTTTCTTTGCATTATGGATAACATTTCAACATTCGACATATTACGTAAATTTTCTGCTTCAATATCGTCTGTATAATTTTCTTCTACCATTAATAAGATTTTTTCTTTTAGTGAAGGAGTAAATATTGTCTTATAGACCATATCCTTGAAAGCATCAAAATTTTTAATTGTGTATGTCGTATTATCAATATCAATCAAATATTTTACTCTAAATAATGAAGCAATTAGTTCTCCTTCTTTATCATATAATACTTCAAAGAAATTTAATTCTTCACACATTTTTGGTAAAAATGTTGAATATGATACTTTTGTAACACGAAATTCATTCAATGATGAAATGTTTTCATTATTCTTAATATTTAATTCTTTATCAAATTTCACAATCATTGTTTTGGGGAGTGAACAAAACTTTGCATCTTCTGGATTTAATTTAAATTTAATCCAATACGAAGATTTTCCATTTGGAAATGAATGTTTCTTGTAGGGATGTCTTTTAATTGGTTTTTGTGGTTCATCAGTATGTCTAACTGCGTTAAGCTGTAACATATTATCTTCCTTTCAATTTTAAAATTTGTAAAGAATTTGCTAACGTTTTAACATTAATCACACGAGTAATTCCTGTAAGTATAAATGGATTATTGAACATAAGTTCTTCTAGGGGATATTTTGTTGTAACACAATTATCAATATAATTATATTTATATTCCTGAGCTAACAGAATGTTTGCATATGATCCTTTTAATAATTCACATGCTTGTTTAAAAAATTCTATATTTGAAAATATATATGTAAAATTATCATTACATTTTTTAATTGCTGATGATAAGTCATCATATATGTATTTAAATGAAATATCGGGGAAATGTTTACGACCAAAATACTCAATGTGTGGATCATTATACTCGGAATAAATATAAATTGGTATATTCATCTTCTTATGTTTATAGACATCAAACATTAATCCAACATTAAATACTGGAGAATGATCATAAATTGATCTGTCTTCTAAAATTTTATACAATAATGTATTTGCATCTTGTGATGATAGTTGATGCTTATAATCTAATTCTTGAATAGGATTAATATTTGATCGTTTTATATACCATTCTGCTAGTGATAATATCGACATATCTTTTATAATCGATATTGGTAAACCTAATGATGCATCTGTTAATAATAATTTTATAATCGCAAATAAATATATTGGTGTAACGACATCTTGGAATTGGATAAAAAGTCCTCCTCCTCCCGAGAATAGTTTACGTGTATCAAATGGTTTTGATGAAAAATCTGACATGTGAAAATAATCACCTCTAATGATGGATAAAATAAATAATAAAGATTAGAAAATATTTTCTAATCTTTATTATTCTTATGATTTTTTGCTTATTTTAAAATAATGTAAAACCAAATAAATACACAATTAATTTATTTTCTATATTATTAATTTTAATTGGTGAACCTGTAATAATTACCATATGTTTTGCTTTATATGAATCATCTGTAATTATTTCTTTAATATAATTATAGATTTCTTCATTATTACATTGAACTTTAATGCTGCCAATATTCCATTCTAAAACAATACCAATAGCATTCTGATTTACTAATGATACTAATTTTTCAACTTCTGATTTTACATTAGTACTGAAAAATTCTGTTTGTAAACATTCTTGAAATAATTGATCAAATTCTTTTTCTTTGGCTAATATTTCTGGAGTAAGTTCTTTAATCAATACCAGTCTTTTTTCTGTAATTAATGATTTTACATTTTTATCATCATTCAACATACTTTGATAACATTCTGGATTATATGTTGTACCTGATTTCATTACCTCTCCTGGTTTATAAATTGGAATATCAATTATAAAATCATTATTCATAATAATATCTACCTCTCATAATATAATATTACATTGGATTAAATGATAAAAAATCTTGTTGTTTGTAACTATTATTCTGATAAGATTGCTTATTGTAGTTATCATTTCTAAATGCATTGTTACCATTTGCTTGTAATTCGTTTTGTTTCCGTTCATATTCTGCCATTACTTTATCCAGATGATGCCCAGCATTTATCGATACTAGGTAACCTGCAAGAGTCATCATAAATGCTCCAATACCTGATTCAATTAATTTTGTTGATGGAACACCATTTTCTTTAACTTGTTCTGTAGTTGTAGCAAATTTAAATGTCACTACTTTATCATTCTTTTTAATCGATATCGTTGTTTCGTAAATATTTGATTGGCTCAATTTCCGTTCAAATAATATAGAAGCTCCAGCCATACATGGAACTGTTAACGAAACTTCTTGAATTCTTTCTTCAATGATATCTTGGCATGTTTTATACATGGCAAATGCATTCTCAAATCCAACTGTTGTTGTCAGTGATGATTTCATATCGTAAATTGGTTTATTGTTTTCATCATTACCAGCATATGGAAATATTTGGAATGATAAATTTGTGTTATAATATCGGACATTCATATATGAATGTCCATCATTATAAAAATTACGTATTTGTGTACTGATTCCTTTATTTGTTGGCATAATTATTCTTCCTCCGCATTGTCTTGTTTCATGATAATTTCATTTATTATTTCAACTTCAAAATCTTCGTTTCTATATAATTTACATGAATATTTCTTTAAATAATTTCCACTGATTTCATTATTTTCTAAAAGTTCTGCAATATCTTCACCATTAGTTGATCTTAAAAATTCCAACGGACCAACTGGTCTTATCATTGGCGAATATTCTGCTAGTAATGTTTCAACCAATTGTTGAAAATTATCATCATCCAATCTAACTGTTTTTACTTTCGATAATATATCCGTTGTTATAAATTTAAAGAAATTTTGTCGAGCATCCAATATAAAATATTTATAAATTTTTCTAATAATGTAATCGGCTTTATCTTTATCAATCGCATCATTATCTAATTCTGAAATTGTTACTAATAAACGTTGTTGAAATTGTTGGGATATAAAATCATAAAATTCTTGACGAATTCTATCCAATATATTTTTATAATCTTCGACATCTGTACCAATATCATCCTCAATATATTTATATGATGCTTCTAGCTGAGAATAAAATATATCAACGTAATTTGTCTTATCATCTAAATTGATATAATCATTAAATTGATTTTCCAATGATTCCAAAATTGTTTTAAATGGAACCTTACCAACAAAACATCTTTCATACATGACATCTTGAAATCCGAGCAAGTAATCTTCATCATCATCTTCATAAGATTGAAAATTCTCATTTTCTTGTAATGATAATTTATCCATTTATAACTTAATACCTCCTCTCCAAGATTATAATGATACCAAACAACTAATTTTATTTGCTGTTCCATTTGGTGTTTTAAAATCAAAATTTTCCATTTCTAAAACCTCCAATACAGAATTAAATGAGGCTATTGTATCAGATACAATAATATCATAATCAATTAATGGTCTGATCCATTCGGGAATTTTTTCCAATCCAAACGGAATACAAATATATCGCAGACCTCGATTACGAATTAATTTATTTTCTGAATTAAATATTTTATCCTTGATAATTTTATATTTATCTGGATATTTATTTTTAATTCGTTCAATCGCATCTTCTTCTTTCGAAATTAATTTAATAATATAAACTCGATCCAATGAATGAATTTTATTATCTGTATTGATCTCATTCCAATTAATCGTTCCAACGTATCCTGGTTGTCCCCAAGCCGAACTTCTGTTGCCTTCATCCTTTGTTACCACTTCTTTATATTTACCATTATCATCTTGAAACGTTGTCGTTGATAGATATTGTGTTCCACCGGATTTAAGATCATTAATTATTTCTTGTTCAAATAATTTAAGATCCCGATTCATACCATGAATATCAATTTCATCTGGATACAGAATATTATCTTTCAGAATTTTTGTGAATCTGTTGGAAACTAGTTCAGTTACTCCTGACTTTATGAAATCCATACCTTTTATTTCAATCTTAAATGGTAACATTACATGTCCTTCACGTAAAGCTATGGATGCAACGTATCGTTTCTTAACTTTCATTAAGAATAATACTCTAAAGTATAATTCATTTTTCATTGCTAATTGTTTTCTACTCTCATCATCCATATTATGAGCTCGTCCATAATAATCTAATAATCTTTTAAGTCCTTCGGAAAAGAATGTTGTTAGTGTATTTCCCAAGATAAATTCAGTGTACATCTTCTTTCGATTGAATGTACAATCGGGAAATATTTCATCTAATATAAGTGAAATAAAATTATCAATATACACAACAACGGAATCAGTATCAGATAATATATCTGTATTACGTTTGTGATTATTCATTTTCATTATGGAATCTGGAGTTAAATAATCAACATAAATAAATTGTGTGAATAATGCAATTAATTCTTCTATATCATCTTTTATTATTTTTGGAATTTTATATGGATTCATAAATATTTCTTCACATACCCAATTATTATAATCTTTTAATTCTTCTCCAGAATTATTAAATTTATCTTTAAATTCACTAGGAACTTCTGTTTCAGAAACTTCATATATTGGTAATTTTGTTAAAACATTTCTTAATAAATTTTGAATATATGGATGATTGGTAACAAAATCTCTTATATTATTTGCATAGTATAAATAACAAAGTTCATCTTTATTATAACTAGAAATTAGTTGTTTCAATACTTTACAAAATCTAATAGATGGTAAATTATTATGACTAGCTATTCGTCTATAAACTTCTTCTGAAGTTGGAACTTTCATCCATGTTGGAATTCTCATGTCTTTTAAAATTACTGTATTAATCCAATCAAAACATTCATTATTTGAAAAGAATACTTGATTGTCTCCCACATAAGATTCAAAAAATGCTGCTGTTATTGTGATTAATGATTGTGCCATCAGTGTTGTCGCTGGTGGGCCATATTCGTTATAGAACGCTGCTGTTTCATTTCCTGATCCACCATAGTCAGCATTGAGAATAACTTTAAGATTTTTCTGTTCAAGTTCTTTCGCTATTGCTTCATCTGAACCAGATGCATATTTGAACATTTCATCTTTAACTTTCTTTCTATTGATTTTCATAGCATTCAACATAGTTGAAGTTGGAGAAGCTTGAACACTTGGTTGCATATAGAAAGTAGCATTTCCAGAAACAACAGGTAATTCCGATTCAATCCAATTACACAAATCAACTAAAGTTGTATCTTTGTTTTCTTCAATTACATTATTATCCAAATTTACACTAGGATTCTTTAATCGAATATTTAAAATTGGAGTAATTAGTTCTCTTAATTCTTTTTTACTTTTCGTTGGATAAATTTTGGATAGAATATTTAACGCATTATTCAAATAATCATCTAATATACTTGACAATAAATTCACCTCAAATCTATATTATCGATATAATATATAATTAAAAATGGCATTAAAATTTAATGCCATTTTTTCTTTATATACTTCTTGAGAATATATCATTGAAAAATATACTATCACTATTTTTGAAAACATAAACTTGATTAAATACTCCAGTATTTAAAATAATTTTATCATTTGATTCATCATCAGTATGTTGAGTTGTAATTGTTGTGTTCGTTACCCATGAAATTTTATCATAAAATTCTGAAATATATGTGAGAGGTGAAAAATAAATATCACATGGCATATTTTTATTACGAATAGCCACTAAATAATTTTTATCCAAAATAATATTAGTATTTTTTTCTTTGAATTCAATATTTGTATTTTTATCCGTTAAGAAAGATTTACTGTCAATTATTAAATGATAAACAATCTGTTCTAATATAAATGTATATGCCTTAGTTAATAATGCTTCATTATTTAGTAAATCTTCATTTAAACATTCCGTTTCATTATTTTCAATTATAGACTTTTGATTCTTATCATATAATTTAAAATTCTCAGCTAAAATTCTAATGATAACTTCTGGAATCGTTTCTATTATATTCATATCAAATATCACTTTTAAAACATCTATATTAACTTTTTTCGGATCAAATAGAGAAAGTTCAGGATAGTCTATACATAACATAATACTATTATTATTAACAATATCATCAATTAATTTCTTTGATATCATTTGTATAAAATTGCTATTCTTGGCTAAAAATGTTTGAACTTTTTTCAATGAAGGTACTAGTATTTTGATACCTTCCTTTTGAGGTTTTTGAATAATATTTGATAAGTATATTGGATATATGAATGAACAAATTCCAGCAATAACTGATTTTTGTAAACTTCCGAGTTGTTCGGAATATTGTGTTCTAATATTATTAAAGGTTTCTTGTAATTCCATAATTATAATTTCCTACCTTTCTTTAATTAACAAATTTATGGTATTATGTTTAATTACGTATATTTTTTTATAAAGGAGATTGATACCAAATGAGCGTAATTCAAATAATGAGTGACAAAGAATGTGAAATTTATGAATCCTGTAATATTGAAAGTTTAGGTACAAGTATTTATGATGCATATTATCAAGAAGCTGTATTTGTGCATGGAAAAGAAAAAGTTAAACCTATTGAAAAATGTGTTGCTGATATTCGAAAAGAATTGTTTGATCAATTAGGACTTGTTGAAGATGAAAATGGTGAAAAATCCCAACAATCCAAATCTAATTATGATTGGGAAAAATTTTATAAATCGTTATCATTTAAAAAGTTAGAAGATGAATTAAAGAAAGTATTTGGGTTTAGAAGTGTTGAAATTGCTCCTATAAAAGATGAGTATTATAGTAAAGATAAAAAATTTTATTATGATTTTATTAATGCATATACTGTAATGAATGATAGATATCCTATTGATGGATTGGTTACGGATAAAGGATTTTATGATTCAACACATTCAATATCATTATTTATAACATTAACAAATGTTGCGATAATGGAACTTACTCCAGGAGAATTTGTGGCATGTCTTCTACATGAAGTGGGTCATAATATTGATCCTGCTATGGTGGATATTAAATATACTCAAGTAAATATATTAAGTAAATATCTTACAGATCGTAAAAATAAAATTGTTAATAGGGAACGAAAATTGATGGAAAAAATAAATAAAAAGAAAGGTATTGCTACTGAAACAGCAATATATGTATTTTCAGGAATATTTTATATTCTTTGCTATTTGCTTTTATTTGTTACAGTATATGGTGGATTTGGAAGATTCTGGAGACATGTTAAAAATGGATTTAAAAATTTATTCCATATAAAAATTAGTGATGCTGAAGTACAAGAAAGAATTGATAAAATTAAAAAGAAAATGGAAGAGGATAAAAAACAATTTACTAGACAAGAATTTAGTGAAGCATTTGCAGATAACTTTGCAAGAATGTATGGTTATGGTGCAGAATTAGCAAAATTATTGAAAAAGATTGACATGGAATCATATAAACAAATTAGATCTTGGTATAGTAAAGAACGAAGTAGACAAGAAGCTATAATGGAAATGGTTATATATACATTGGAAGATGAACATAATCATGAATTGACTCGTATTCAAGCATTAATTAGAGAATATAAAGAAGATATTAAAGATAAGAATACTCCAAAAGATGTTAAAAAGAAATTACAAGAAGATCTTGATGAATTAGAAGCTGTTTATAATTCATATACAGATAACTTTGATGAATTCTATAAACGTTGTATCGAAATGATGAAAGAATCATTATTAAAGAAAGATGAAATAGCTAATGCTGAAAAAGAAAATAATAAAAAAAATAAATGAAAATTTTAATGAAAAATCATTAATCCATGATAAGAAACAAATAAAAGAAATTATAAATAAAGGTAGAATTTCTCAATTACAAAATAAATCATTTACATGGCCATGGTTTAATAATACTAAAAAAGAAGAAATAAAATTGGAAAATGAAAATAGATGTAGAAAAGCTATGCAGAAATTATATGATGATACTAAAGTTAATTGTATTAAATTAAATCCTGGAAAGAAATTATTAAATGATGATAATAAAAGAAGATTTGATACTAAATTTGGTGGTGTTCCTGCCTGGCCTAAAAATATGAAATGGCCATCTTATCCAGACGAACCTATGATTTGTTTAGCTCAAATTAATTTTGGTAAATTACCAAAATTAGAAAATTATCCTGATACAGGTATTTTACAATTTTTCACTAATATTGATTATGATCCTGAACTTTGTAAAGTTATTTATCATAAAAATATAGATAAAAATAACTTATTACAACAAGTACCAATTTCTACATTAGATCAAAATAAGATTGAAGACTTATCTATGGAAGGATATCGAACATTTCCTATTAAAGGTGTATATTATCCAACACCAAAAATAGCAGAATCTGCTTATATTAACTATATTGATGAATATAGTATTGATGGAAATTTTACAAAAATAAATGATTTATTATATAAAAAATATTTAAAAGAAGAATTTGGGAATAAGATTCCAAACGGAATAGATGATCTTGCATATAAAATATATAATGAATTAATTAAATATGGAAAAGGATGTAGAATTGGAGGTTGGCCAAGTTTTACACAATCTGATGCACGTGATAAAAATCATGATATTTTACTATTGCAGATTGATTCTGAAAATGGTATAAAGTGGTCTGACTATGGAGTTGCAAATTTTTTCATATCAATGCAAAATCTTAAAAATAAAAATTTCAATGATGTGTTATTTACATGGGATTGTGTATAAAAAAAATATTTGATGGACTCATTTAAGAGTCCATCAATTTTTATTTTAATCTTTTTAATAGAAGTCTATAAATCTGGAAATAATCTATATAATTTTATCAACAAACTTTCCAAATAATTCTTATGTATTATATTAGGTGCATCCAAAATACTTTTGATGAAATCTCTAGCATGTTCTGGTCTAGTTGTGATTGTAACTAAACCTGTATCACTTATTTTTATTTCTTTATGCTCAAATGAATCGAATGTTACAATTATTTGAGATAATTGCGCAGTTCCATTTATTTTACAAATTATCTCACAGTATTGATCATTATCAGATTTATAAATATCCGATAAATAAAGTTGTATGGGATTATAATAACACATTATTGGATCATAGCGGTCATACATATAATTATCGCGCATAATTAATTCCTCCATATTTAGTTAAATTTAATCTGAATAAAATTCTTTCATATCTTCTAAGCGCAAACAAGCTAATCTACCTTCAGGTTGATTTATCTTTTCACACTTACCTGTTTCTTCATTAAATTTATCAATGTATGATTCTTTTGGAAATGATGCACCACAATCAATACAGTATTGATTATCAAATTCAAAGATTTTTAACTTTGGTAAATTTTGATATTCTTTTGCTTTCTCCAATAGAGAAAGATAATCCAAAGTTCCATGATTTCCTGTCAATAGTGTTTCATATAGAAATATTGTTGGAGTATGTCCAAATATTACAGTTTTATTCTCATAATGCACACTAAATAAAAATCTTCTATTCCAAACTGAAAATTCTTCCAATGATTGATTCTTATCAATTATTTGATGTGATGTTGCGTAATTATATTCTTTACTTCCAAGATTATGTCGAAGTAAAAATGTTTTTCCTTCCAATGTTAATTCAGCATATAGTGGAGCATTTCGAATATATTCAATTAATTTCAATGCTAATTTTTCATCATCCCCCAATAATTTTAAAAATGATGTGTAAGTAGATATTCCTCCATTTGGAAACCATTGGTATCTTAAAAATGATTCAATACTTCTATCTTCAATATAATATCTAAATACATATTCTGATAAGAATTCTTCATGATTTCCTTTAATTAAATAAGCATTTTTCATACCCATCAATTCTAATAAAATATCAATTCCAAATTCTCTTCTATCACAAACATCACCCAGAACATACAATTTATCATCTTCTGTAAATTTAATCTGTTTCAATATATTATGGAATGCTTGAATATTTCCATGTATATCAGATACACAATAATGTGCCATGCAAATCATGTCCTTTCTATTATTTATTATATAATTATAATATATTATTATAATTGCGAGTATCTTTAAAAACGAAATAAAATTATATGATGAGACTCTCTTAACTAGAGTCTCATCATATAAATATATAATCCTATAATTGAGTGTTTCCAACATCTTTTATCTTCAAATATTGTTTTTTATAAAACTCAGATAGTTGTCTATCTTTAAATATTTGAGTATATGGAAATTTTACTTCTTTATCTTGTGTTACATAAAATTGTGTACGTTTGCCATATCGATTACAATTTTTATTATTGCAAATATAGTGTGTATTTCCAACCAATGTAACATTAATACTCATACAATTTGGACATTGCATTATTTATCAGATTCTTCCTGTAAAGCAGCTTCAACATCTTTTTTCCACTTCTCAGGAACATCTGCTAATGTTCTTAATCCTTTTTTAATCAAATCAACATATAACTTTACCATGATAAATCTCTTCCTTTCATTACATCATTGCTTCTACAGCTTCAGCAACAGCTAACTCAAGATTAGTATGAGCTTCAATATTTTCTTGATAGATTTTATAGAGCTCATATTCTGTCTTTGTGGGAAATGCTTCATCATATTCAAATAAAGTAGTTTCTGTATCGTCCATCTTATCCTTTACAACTATCGTATGAACATTTCTACGAACAAGTACTAAATTATCTGAAGATGTTTCATCAACTAATTCAGGTTCAACTGTACTTCTACTAACATGCCATTTTAAATCCATAATAGATCACTCCTAAAAAGTAATAATAATTTTAACATATCTGTTGTTACCGAATGTAATATTATTTACAAGTTGAAATGATATAAGATATTAAAAATTAATTTTAGATTCTTTTCCGTGTTTTTTATCCCATTTACTAATGTATTTTTTCATACGTTTAAAATTTGTCTTTCCAAATACATATTTCATATACATATCATGACAATCAGTCATATGAAAAAATCCATTATATGACATCATTTGTCGACAATCAAATATGGTTGGTCTATCTTTTTTCGAAATTGTGTTAGCTTTTCTGGTAGCTTTCAACATTAAACTTTCTCGCAATATTAGTCGATTACGATAAAATTGAAAACCTAAAAAGTCTAATGGTCTTCCTTTTTCTTTTCCATCTTTTCTAGATATGTGAATAAATCGACAAACTTGCCAATTATCTTTCAATTGAAGATTTCGTTTGTTTCGCAACCAATTATCTATCAATAATCGTTGTTTATGTAATTCTTTTTTGTTTGGTCCAAACAGTACCATATCATCCATATATCGAACATAATGGACAGCCTTTAAATTTTCTTTTATAAAATGATCCAAATCTTGAAGATACCAATTAGCGAACCATTGGGATGTGTAGAATCCTAATGGAAGACCTTTGTGATCATCTAGTATCTTAAATACAAGATTTAAAAATTTTTCATCCTTCACATATTTTCGTAGCATATCTTTAAGTATTTCAATATCGATAGATTCAAAAAATTTACGTATATCCATTTTCAAAAAATATTTAACATTTTTATCATTTTTAGATATCCATTTTATTATTTGTTTAGCAGCTTGATGTAGTCCTCGTTTTGGAATTGATGCATATGTATGTTTGTATAATCCTCGTGTAAACATTGGCATTAATACTTGTACAATCATATGATGAACAACTTGTTCTGCAAATGCAGGAGCAATAATTTCTCGTCTCTTTCTGTGTACACCTTCATATATTACAACAGGAATATGATTATAATTTTTAAATGCATTTACATAATCTAATATAGCATCTGCATAACGATCAGGATCTTTTAGCATGACATTGACTTCAACATAATTCTGTTTGTGGAGTGCTGCTTGTCGCATAGCCTTTACGATATTGTCATAATCGGTAAATTTTTCCCAAAGATTTGAATAGCTTTTCATTTTAATAATTCACTTCTCTCCAAATATTTTTTTAATTGTAAATAAAGAATTGTGTTTAAATATGATTATTTTTATATAATATATTACATATACATGAGATGTAAATCAATTGATGAAATAATAAAGGCATTTAATTATTATCCAACATTTATCGATGATTGGAAAGAATATATCATTGATCAACAAAAGAAATTATTAAAAAATGAATAATAGAAATCATATCATATTGAGTTTATTATAAACTCAATATGATATTATAATATTTTATATTTTTTTGTAAAAAGTTGAAAATTTGCAAATATTCTTCGAGTCGTCTCATTCGACGAGCTACTAGAGACATTGAGAATATAATTTCTACCAAGGGGTATAGATAATATTTGACATTAATACAAATATTCATCATTAATAATATAATTAATTCAGTTATCCACCGAACTAATTATATCATTGATATAGAATATTGATTAATATTTTAAAGAATATTTACAAGAAACGGATGAACCAATGTTCGTGTTCGTGTTGGACACCGCATTATTCAAGTTCCAATAGAAAAGACCACATTTCGATCCATTATTCCAGTTTTCACCAAATAAGGCATTATAGTGTTTTTCCGTAGCAACGAAATCCATATGCTATTTTTTGCGTCAAATAAAACCTAATAAATATAAAGACCACATTTTTATTCAAGATTTAAATTTATTCTAATTTAAATCATTTAATCAAATTATCATGTTTTAATAATATTTATACTGGTTATTTTTGTTATTAACATTTTTTTATTTTTAATGAATATTGGATATTATAAATATTATCAAAAACTTTATATATTAGTATATATTATCAAATGGAGAAATAAATATAAGAAGCACGGCATGAGTGGGCCGTGCTTCTAAATATTATGATGAAAGAAAAAAGTTAATGAGTATTATAATAAGAAAGAAAATATTTTTATCAAACACAATCAAATTTAATAAAAATATCATGAATAATTTGGGAAATCTATTAATAATATGTATAGTTGTTATTAGATTTTTATTTATGAGCAATTATCAATGACATACCGTCAGTATCCATAATATTATAATATTATAAATGTTATGAATATTATGGGGATTATGAGGTAAAAAATTTTTTAATTATGGATATAATGGATAATATATCAAAAAATATTTAGGGAATAATGAAAGGAGAAACGCATGTTTCTCCTCTTAATAATATAATTTCGCTACGCTTCATTATATTATTAATTCACATATCCTTTAACTCAGTTTGAATCTTATGCAGATAGTTCCTGTAATAACTGTACCAATACTAACTGATGCAGATGTTCCAGCAGGTCCAGTTGGTCCAGGTTCACCTTGTGGTCCAACTACTTTTCCTAAATTATATGTAGCCATTTAACAATTACCTCCTAATTTTTTAAGATTTCATAAATTATTAATTATAGTATATAATGTCAATAGTTTTTTTATTCAATTTCTAAGGAGTTGTTAAAATCAAATTTCCATTATTATCAACTGAAAAAGTATAACTACTCATGATAGTAGTAACTTTATTTTCAAGTGCTGTATCACCAGCAGTGTTTGTTAATTCAGTTTTAGTTGCATATGTACTACTAGCTTCACTTTTTTTCAAATAATTATTTTTTACTTGAGTACCAATTTCATCAATAGCTTTATCTAAATCAGATTGTTGTACAATTGTTATATCTGTAGCCATTTTTAAATTTATCCCCTTTCCTAAAGTAAATATCCTTAATCAATAGTGAAGTTGGGCTCTACATTTTAATTAAAGATCTAAATACAACAGATTACAAATATAATTTATTTATAGAGGTGAAAGTAAATTGGATGAACTTTTTTATGAAAATTTAAATTACGGACTCACTGAATTACAAGATCATTTATTATTGGAAGATGCTCGATATGTAGGAGCTCCATTTAATAAATTATTTTATCGAAAAATTCGTTTACCTGATGGGAAAGGAAACATTGTATATTTACTATCTGATTCATTTGAGAATTGTGTAAAAATGATTGAAAATCAATACTTTTCATATCCATCAACGTATTTGAAATTATTTTATCCATTATATTTAAATGGTATGATAATGAAACGAAGATTTCGTTATAAAGTATTAGATAAAAAAAATCGAGATAGTTTATTAATATCAAAGACTAAAATTAAACCTTATCCTGGAAGAATGCTATTGCAATCGGGAAACGAGAATGTATTTTTTGCATGTAATGATCTTTATGAAAATACAAAGAAATTACTTTCTTCAGTATCTCTTAAAAGAGCATATACTGAATACATACATGATTTTTGTCAAATCTTAAAAGATAATTCTCCCAATACAGTAAATAATGGAAAACTAAATTATGGAAATAGAATTTTAATTATTGACGCAAATAGATTTGGATTTATTGGATCAGCTAAATTAAATGACGTGCGAACAAATCCATTATATTTATTATATTTAGCATTTTTACGTAATCGTGATTTAAAAAGTTTAAATGTTAATATGGACATGTTGATCTGTTCAGATAATTTATTTATGAAATTTAACCCATCAAAATTATCAATGATGGATTGGAACAATTTCCGAAAGGGTCTATTTGTTATTTGTAAACAAAATCTTGATGATTTGACAGAAACTTTCACCAGTGAAGAAAAGAAAGAACTTGAAGAAACTAGTAAAGATATCATCATGAGTAATATTATAAAAGAACGAATAAAACCATTCGTGAAAAATGTATCTGGTTCAACAAAAGCTGTATTACAAGATGCTATTGAAAAGAAAATTCGTACAAAAGTTGCAAAGATTGTTAAAAAAGATGATGAAATAAAAAAGACAAAAGAAGAAGTTTCTGAAAAGATAGGAATAGCAAAATCAATTGCTAAAACAGATCGAAAAGAAGCAATTCCTGTGAATAAGGGATCATTAATTCATCGAAATGTTTTAAAAAATCCGCTATCTGATAAAGCTAAATCTTTCTTCAAAAGTATTGCTGGCGATTATTTACAATTAGCAACCCCAACAGGATTATCAGTTGAAATAGATGCTGATTCAGAAGATAAAAAATCGTTAACTTCAATTGGGAAAAAAACGGAAAATATTTTTAATAATAAAAAAATATCAAAACTTTCAGATGATGAAAATGATTTCGACGATTATGAAGATCCTTCTGAAACTGATTATGATGATGAGGAAAAACATAAAGATGAATTTGATGATATGGAAGAAGACATAGCAGATGATGTTCAAGAAATTGTTCAGGATGAAGATGTGGTTGAAGAAGTACTTGATGAGATTCAATCTAATACTGTTCCAATCAATAATACAAATAAAGTAGCTCCAGTAAATTCAGAACGTGATAAAAAATTACGAGAAGAACAAAAGAAAGTTGTTATCAGAAGTGAAACAATTGAACAAATTTTAGAACGTGATACAAACAATGTCAGATTGGAAGAAAAAGACCTATCAAAAGTATTACACACAACAAATCAAAATTTGTATAAAATGAAATTTGCAAATTTTGAAAAAACTTATCTTGATAATTTATTTTTGAAAGATTTAGTTGCTGTGTTTGATTCATTTAAAGACAAAGAGACTCCATTCTATATTACAGGAATAGACATCAAAGATACATCAACTACTCTAGATTATAAAGATACTTGGACTGTTTCATTGAAAGATGAACTTGGAAAGAAGCATACAATAAAAGTTGATATTCCAAAATTTATCAATAATCGTTTTATGAGAATTCAAGGTACCAAATATATCATATTGAAACAAAATTTTTATAATCCATTAGTAAAGGATACTCCAGATACAGTAATACTCACAACCAATTTTAACAAAATTACAATCCGAAGAATTGGAACAAAATCATTTTCAGCAATTGAAAAAGTATTTTCATTAAATAAAAAAATAGATCCCAATGATAAAATATTTACAGTTGGAGATTCATCCAAATCAAATTTAAAATATATTTCATCATTAGAATATGATGAATTATCAAGAAAACTATTCTCGTTCACATGTAATGATTGTGTAATATATTTTTCACGTGATCATATAAAAGATTTGTTAAAGAATTCAAATAGTATTGAATCAAAAATTATAAAACTTAATAATCAACCAGCTAAAGGAAATGAATTCTTCATTGGTTATCATGGAACTTCTCCAATATATATAAATGAAGATACTGGATTGGATAGAGAAGGTCACACTATTACAGAAATTATTGCAGAACATTTACCAGATAAATATAAAGAAATATATTCAAGATTAAAAGGTCCATCGGAGTCAATGTTCGTAGAATGTAAAGCAGCTGGTCAACCTATTCCAGTAGCGGTTTGTTTAATTATTTGGGATGGATTCACACAAGCATTACAAAATATGAATATTCATTGGAGATTTATTCCAGATGTAAAAAAAGTTCCATCTCCAAATAATACAAAACGATATATTAGATTTGCAAATGGTGTTTTAGAATATGAAGCAAAAACATATGCTGAATTAATAATGAATGGATTATCCAAATTACATCCAGAACAATTTACATTTGAACAAGCTCAAACAGAAGAATTTTATGATGAATTTATTTATTCTAAGTGGGGATCTTATAATGGAATTAATGAATTAAAACATTTTAAAGAATTTCTCATAGATCCGATAACAAAATCAATTTGTAAAGATATGATGCTTCCTGATACTCCATCAGGTTTAGTAATTCATGGAGTAAAATTACTTTGCGATAATGCATCAGTATCAAAAGCATCCGATAAATCATATAGAGTCAGATCTATAGAAATTATTCCAGCAATATTATATAATCATTTGAATGCCCAATATAAAGCATATGTTAAAAGTGGTAGAAAATTACCAATGTCAATTCGAGAAAATTGTGTTTTACAAACACTTACTACAGATATACCAACAGTAGAAGCTTATTCAACATTATCACCAGCAATTGAAGTTCACAAATCATCAGTTATATCCACTAAAGGTTTTAAAGGTTCTAATAGTGAATATTCATATGATGAAGAAAAAAGATCTTATGATCCATCAAGTATTGGTAAGCTTACAACTGTTACCTCGGCTAAAAAATTCCAATTATCGGTCGAGTAAAATCCTCTTAATTGCGGGAAGTTCCTTAGAGCTTTAATTACCAAATTATATTAGTGATAATATAATGGATGATTTAATTAATCATGTATGGTAAAAATATTAAAGATTGGATAATCCGCAGGGAAGTAACTTTATATTATTTATTTTAAAATATATAATCATATATTATATTCATAATAATATAAAATTTCTTAATAAAGGAGAATATATTTATTATGAATAAGAATCTAATAAATATTGATAATTACAATGATTCAATAATTTGGAAACAAATTATTATCGATGATATTCCAACTAATTACGAAGTTAATAATATTGGACAAGTTAGAAATAAAATAACTAGAAAAGTTAGAAAAATGGTTTCATATAATCATGGGTATATTGATGCTCTCATTTATATCAATGGCAAAAAAGTTCATCAATTAGTTCATCGTCTGGTAGCAAATGCTTTTATACCAAACGATGATCCAATTAATAAAAACCAAGTAAATCATATTAATGGGATAAAATATGATAATAGAGTTGAAAATCTTGAATGGGTAACTCGTGAAGAAAATATGAGACATGCATATGATAATGGTTTATCTAAAAAAGGTGAAAATCATTATCATAGTATATATTCTGATAAACAGATTCATGAAGTTTGTAAATTGTTAGTAAAGAAAATTCCTATGAACGAAATTGTCAAAATTACTGGTGTTGCCAATTCTACTATTCGTAAAATAAAAGAAGGGGAAAATCGGAAAGATATATCTAAATTATATGATATCGATAAAAGTCCTTATTATTATACAAAATACACAAAAAATCAAATTCATTCAATATGTAAATTATTAGAAAATCATGTTTCAATGAAATTGATAACTTCAATATTGAATATTGATAAACATTTGATTAGAAGTATAATACATGGTGGTACATGGAAATCAATTTCTTCTCAATATAATATTGATTATAAAAAGAAATATGAATCTGAAAAAATTAAATATAATAAATTAAAAAATATATTATTAGAATTAAATATATTTAATAATATAGATTTAAATATTTTATTAGATTCTAAATATATCATTAATAAAAATAAATTAATTAATGATATGATAAGTCAAGGATATGAAATATTTATAGATTCTGAATTATATATGGAATTGTAATATTAATAATATTATAAGTTAAACCTTCAACGACTATCGAAAAGCTAAATAATTTAGTTAGTAGAGTACGGCTTATATTAATATAATATAAGTGAGTTTGGAATCTCTTAAATGGAAACGGAGGATATCAAGATTGATAAAAGGATTGTTATAAATAATATAATCAATCCTTTTATTTTTTGATAAAGATATAGTCTAATCCTGTGCTGAAAGGTATAGGTGATTTGGATAAGAATGTCGGTATCCTTCATGAATTAGCAACAGAACCTACTATTGCTAATGCTCGTGGGTACCGTGAAGAAGTAAATGATATCAATGAATTGAAAGATACAAATGTCATAAGTCCGATTGAAATGCTTACGCCTGGATCAAGTAGAGGCGATGACTCAATCAGAGTAAGCATTGCTGTAAAGCAAGCATGTCACACGATACCAATTGAAGATGCATCATATTGCTTGGTCAGTAATGGATATGATGAAGCAATCCAATTTAATCTATCAGATGATTTTGTTATTAATGCAGAAGAAGATGGTAAAGTTATTGATATCAACGAAGAATTAGGTTTTGAAGTTGTACAATATAAATCAGGAAAATCAAAAGCTATTTCAATGAGACCGGAAATCGTACATAATGCTGGAGCAGGTTTTTATATGCCAAATCAAATGAAATTAGTTCATACTAAAGTTGGTGAAACTTTTAAAAAAGATGAACCTTTGGCATATCATGAAAAATTTTTTAAATATTCAAAAATGCATGGATTAAGATATGCATTTGGACCTTTAACAAAAATTGGAATCATGAGTATGTATTCCACATATGAAGATGCTGGAATTTGTAGTGAAGATTTTGGTAAAAGAATGAAAACTGCTATTGTATATCAAGAAATTGCTAAATTGAAAAAGAATAATAATGTTATATATATGGCTAAAGTTGGTGATCATGTTGGAATTGGTGATGCTTTGATAAAATATGATATTGCAACTGAAGATAATGAAATCGCAAAATATTTAAGTAAATTATCTGCTGATAATGCTGCATTATTAGAAGAAGAAACTAAAAGTGAATTAAAATCAATGCATGCTGGAAAAATTATTGATATTAAGATTTATACATTATTGCCACCAGAAGATCTTAGTGAATCATTGGGTAAAATTGTACAAGATTATTTTGATATGGCAAAAAAGAAAAAAGATTATTTGAGTAAATTTGATGATTCAGATGGAGTTATGAAAGCTGGATATATGTTAACTGATTCTGCTGAAGTTATTAAAAATAAATATAACTCAATAAAAGGAAATAAAGGCTGTGATGTTCTTATAGAATATTATATAGAACATGAAGACATTTTAGGAATTGGTGATAAGATTGCCATATATGGTCCCAATAAACAGGTGGTCAGTGAAACTATTTCTGAGGGATATGAAATGTTTTCCGAATTTAGACCTGAAGAAGAAGTTAGTTTGTTACTGACTCCTGGTACAATTAGTAGAAGAATGACAATTAGCATAGTACCAATAATGTGTGCAACTAAAGTTCTTATTGAATTAAAAAGAAAAATACAAGATATGATTAAATATTAAAATATAATGAGAAGCTGATATGCTTCTCATTATATTTATTTTTCTATTAATATAATATATTCATCATAATAATTTTTATTTTTAATTATTTCCACTATATTATTTACATACTTCTCTGTATTATTAACTACAAATACATATTTATTACATTTATATCTATCGATATATCTGGTAATCATATCATCACAATTATTATTATCATATAATGATGTGAATAAACATGGATAATGTAAAACATTACTATTTATGAAATAATCATTATAGTATATTTTAGCATTACTAGCATATTCTTTAAAATCATTTCTTAAGAATATTAATAGTTGTAATGATTCACTAAATTTTATTTCTTCATCAAATATTCCAATATATTCTTTATCAGATGATATAGTTCCTAATAATATATTTGAATATTTATCATATGGATCAAATATAATACCATAATCATTCAGATATTTATTAATAATTAATTTAGCTCGTCCAGCACTCATGAATCTAATCTTACTATTCAAATTAAAACTTTGATATATTTTATTCATATTGAAATGATTATGTAATAATGCATTAGATTTAATTAAATTCATTAAAGATTTATTATCATTCCATATATCATATGGAGATAATTTATCATTATAATGATCTCCTAATCTGGTATTAAGTGATAAATTATTAATATGATGATTATCTTCACAATTCATTTTCAATAAATCATTGAATGATGATTGTAATTCTTTATTATAATATTTAGGATATGGAAATTCAACATTTCTAAAATATTCATATTTATTTTTTATAAATCTATCATATGATAGTTTTAATATTTTTTCTAAATAATTAAAGCAATCATCAAATTTATTTTCATATATAATACATGATTTAATATTATTTGGAATAGATAAATATCTTTTCTCATCATATTCTTCTTTTGAATAATATCCATTATAATCACATTGATCAGCATGAAAATAAGATCCATCTAAATCTAATAATAATTCTAAATCACCATGTTTGTTATATATTCCATAATCCCAAAAATGAATTATATCATTACTAGATATAGGTATTTCACAATTAAAATAGAATTGTTTAGCTAATTCTGAAGTATTAAATAAATTTTCAAAATCTTTATGAAATTGATTTTTACCTTTAGAATTTACCAATTGAGTTGATCTCATTTTAATTTTAGCTTCAGTTGACATTCTAGATAGTCCTTCAATTACAGCTTTTCCAGTTCTATCGCGTTCTTCTTGGTTTTCATATCTTAATTTATGTTTAGCAGATATTTTTGATCTTCTAAGTAATTCTTGAATTTCTGTAAGATCATGTAAATTGTGAATTTGTTGTTCTTTCTCTTCTTGTGATTTATCATTCCAAATTTGTTGTTGCTTTTGTATAAATTCTTGTTTTTCTAATTCTGTTTTTCTGTTCCAAGATTCTTTACGAATATTGGAATATTCTTTCTTTTCTTCATTAGTTTTATTTTGATAATTAATACTTTTAGTTTTAGCAGCTTTTTGATTTTTAAGTAATTTTTTCTCATTCCATAATTTTATTTGAGATTCTCCTATTAATTTATTACTATGAATTCTCATACATTCTGGACACAAATTTGGTATATTATTTTTAATTCTATTTTTATATGCTGATCTTGTAATAGTATATTTTCTATAACAACTATCACAATTTAATTCAATAATATCTGGTTGTTTTTTATCAGCAAAATATTTTTTCAATGATTTGCTAATTCGTCTATTTAATTTTTCTTTTTCTTTTTTAGATTTCTTTACATTATTTTTCTTTCGTATATTTATACCGTTTTGTTTAGCACATTCTTGACAATAGTTTGGTCTATTCATTCGTTTCCTTTGGTTATAATTAATTCTACTTATTTTATATTTTTTATGACATTTTTCACATTCCAATTCATAAAAATCTGGAACTTTGTTCAAATTATTTAAATACTTTTTTAAACACTTTGGACAAAGATTTGGATACTTTTTATTTTGTCGTAATTTTAAACCTTGTTGTGTAATTGTATAATTTTGTCCACATTTTTCACATTTAAATGTGTATATCTTAGTTTTTTTATATTTACTCATAACTATATAATCCTTTCAATATTAATAAAAAAAAAAAATATTATTAGAGATTATCCAATAAAGGATAATCTCTAATAATTATTATGATTTGTTATTTATAAAATTATCATAATCATCCGACAACTCTTGAGAAATTTCATAATATAAGTCATTATCATGATCATAACATTCGCATAAATTAATCATTTTCATTTGATAAACCATTAACGATTTACATGTGATAATATCTGTATATAAATTAATACCATTATCATCATATTCAATTTTAAATGTTGCCAATATATGTTCAAGTTGTTTAATAAGTGATGATAAATCTATTTTCTTACCATGCACTTGCCACAAACGAAACACACAACATTCCATCTGACCTTTAGATGGATCAATTGAAACAAATTTCCAATAATAATCAAACATGGTTTTTAACTCCTTTCGATATTATATTTGTATACATATATAATATATCATTGAAATATTAAACACTTTTTGTATTAATAATATTAATTATGAAGAATTCCAATATTGGAATTCTTCATAATTATTAAACTATTTTCCTAAAGCTTCATCAACAATAACATCAACTGGAGCGTTTGTCGCATCATAATAATCCATTTCATCTTCGGCATTTGGATCATCATGAAAGAATACAACATCCACTACTTGTTCCAATGTACAATGTTCGCATATTGGTAATTTTCCATATTCTTCATCATCAAACATCTGTAAACCATCAACTTCATTATTTGGAACAGCATACAAGTCTCTACATGAGATACATTTCATTGCCGTTGAATTAGAAGGAATCTTGTCTCCTTCTTTAACTAACCACTCAGTTCTTAACATTAAACTCATCTTTAGTTACCTCCAAAATTTTTAAAATTTTTATTACTTACCTAAAACTTCAGTTATCATATTTCTCATCTGATTTGATACTTCATCAACATCTTGTTCTTCCAATGAACCATTCATTGTTGGAATTAATTCTGGGAATTTGGTATTTAAACATTCTTCACAACAATAATGCATTTTGTCAAAGCTAGAACTACCAACCCAATCAACAAAACTATTTTCTGGGATTAGAAAATGTTTTCCACAGTATGAACAAATACTGTAGTGTTTATCTTCTTCAACATTTTCTTCTGGAACCAACCATATTTGTTTTAATATAATTAGTGTTCCATACGACATTAATTCTAATTCACTCAACATGATTTCAATTCACATCCTTTTTAATATAAACATGTTACTTTTCAAATGTAACATGATATGGAATTTTACCAGATTTTTCATACACATTCTTTAACAATTTAGCCATATTTACACAATCCTCATATGTGTTTTCAATCTTTTCCTCTAACACAGCATTCAATATATGTCTTAGAATTACTCCAATAAGATGATTTTCTTTAAATCCCATATTAAGTAAATCATAACCATTTATATTGAGATCTTTGATATTAAACACACCAATATGATTATAATAATCAGCTTCTAATTCATAAAATATAAATTTAGCATCATGTGTTTTCTCAAGTAAAGTTGATGAAACATTATTCTCACCAAAATGAGTAATAAGATCTTGAAAAAGTATTAATCTTTTAGCTTGATCAATTCCTAATTTATGAATTAATTTTCTTATTGATTTTTTATTTGGTTTCACAAAATTATCTTGATATTTAATTAATTCAACAACACAATTTCTTATTTTATTTGAACATCTAAATTGCAATAATCGTAAATTTGCCATGTCGGCTGAACGATATTTGTGATTAAAATATTCATTAATTTTATCACATTGCGAGAACTGATGTTCTGCAACATAAGGTTTTGCAACATCATGAAATAGTAGTGCTAGTTTTAGTATTATGTCATCACCCGTATAAATATCGATATTCTTCATGATAACTCTATACAAATCATCACTCTGTGTTTGATAAAGTCCAACATTATATCCTTCACATACTTTTAATTCTGGAACTGCTGCACATATGATATCTTTGAAACAAATTATATCCTGAAAAGCATCAAATTTATTTTTTCTTTTTACCAATAAAAATTTACACAATTCTGGAAATATTCTTTCTGGTTTAATATTATCCAATAAAGGATATAGTTGGTTTACTTTCTTTAAATCAGCATCGAGTGTAAGATGAAATTCTCTTAAGAATCGAAGCATTCTCAATAATCGTAATGGATCTTCATTAACTCGTTCGATAATATCACCATTAGTAAATTTTAAACGACTATTCTCAAGATCTTCTCTTCCACCAAACGGATCATAGAAATTTCCACTATCATCAACAGCTATTGCATTCATTGTAAAATCTCGATGTAACAAATCAGTATATAAATCATTTCCATATTTATATGGAGTTATTTCAATGGAAATGTTCGGTTCAGTAACATCTTGAATTCTTACTGTTTGCCATCTTGTTTTATACACTGATGTTTTAAAAACATTTTGACAAATTTTAACAATTTCATCAACTGAAGCATTTGCTGCAATATCCCAATCTTCAGGTGTTTTTTCAAGTAACATATCTCGAACACTTCCACCAACAAGATATGTTTCATGTTGATAAACTTTAAATAATCTAAAACATCTTTTCACAGCTTCAGGAATTTCTTCCATATTGATGGTTTTAATTGTTTTTGTAATTGTATACATAAATTTACACCTCATTTAAATATCGTTGTTAATGATTCTTTTATTTATACGCATAACAAATTTTTCAATTTCATCAAAATTTGGATGATCTGGTAAAGTTGTTGTTTCTGACAATGTTTTTAATTGTATTTCCAATTCTATTAGTAAATTCCAAAAATCATCTGTGAAAGTACCATCATGTTTTGAAAATTTTCCATTTCTAATATCCAATAAAATTGGATCGGTATCTTTCCTATATGTAATTATTTCATGTTTTTTAAGTATATCAAAAGCCATAAAATATAAACGAAATAAATGCATTGCATGTTTTCGTAAATGTTCATCATCTTTCTTTTTGTTTCGTCCAGTTAATTTATCATAACTTTTAATAATACTATGTAATTCGCTCAATACTCCATTTAAATTTCGTGCAGGAAAATAATCAAGATTTCCACTAAGATAAATATCAGGTTCATTTGTATATGGACTTGAAGTTGAAGAAACTAATTTCATATTACCCGACACAGATTTAATTTTATTTTCAATTTCATCTATACGGTAATTTAATGTTTTATTTATATCATTATTTTTTTCTTCTTCACTAACTTTATCAAACAAAGCATTCTTCAATCTTCTTAACTGTTGATTTGCATATCCACCAAATGTACGTATACATCTTTTGGATAAAAATAATTTACGATTATCATACAATTCCCTTCCTATTTCATTCATATGTAGAATGTGATCAGAATCACAACCTAACATTTCAATAGTGTTAGGATTGCAATCTATGAATAATCGGATAGCTTTATTAAATCCATATAAAATTGTATCTGTATTGGAATCTATAGTTTGTTCAAATGAATGTAAACCAATAAGTTGGTTTGGCTGTTCTAAAATAATTCCTCTTAAATCAATATCAGAATTTTCATTATTTGTCCCGTATGCCCAACTTCCCCCAAATATTAATAAACAAATATTTTTATTATGTATAAATTTATATTTTTCTGAACGCATAATCATTTCTTTTAAACTTTCAATTTCAGACACATTAAAAACCTCCAATAAAATTTGAAACTCAACAAAAATATATAGATGAGCTTTAAAAGCTCATCTATATATTTTATCAAAACATGAGGAAATAAAATAATATTATGAATTATTATTTATACAAATACTATCCAAGATTTTCTTTAATAATTAATGACATTTCTTCAAATGTTTCAGAAATTTCTTGGAACGATTCACACAGATCATCTAAATTGTCACTTAATAAATCAAGTGTAGTTTCAATTTCATTAGAAGATGATTTCTTAGTTATTTTTAATTTTCCATTATTTTCTAATTCTGTAGCACAATTTTCACAAATTATTTCAGGTTCAGAAGATTTAGAAAATTTTACTTTAATTAAATTATCAACAATCTCTCTTGGAACGTAAAATGATCTTTTACATTTATTACAAACAATAATTGTTGAATTTTTATCACATTCATCATAGTAGATACTATGATATTTCATTGGTATAAATATCATTTATATTCATCTCCTAAATTGATAATTAAAAGAAAATGGCGGATAAGATAAGATTCGAACTTATGGATCTGAATAAATATCAGATCAACTCCTTAGCAGGAAGCCGCTATCGACCACTCAGCCACTTATCCAAAATTAAAATTGGCTGGCAGTACTGGACTCGAACCAGTATTGATGGATTAACAGTCCACTGTTCTGCCTTTGAACTAACTGCCACTAATTTAATTATAATTTTCAAGATACATTTGTTTCATCAATCGAAAATATATTATGTTCTTGCTGGTTGTATCTTTCAGATTTATAATTAAAATAAATTATATAATCATAAATAATTTTGCTGTTTAGTATCATTAGTAATAGTTTAATTATTAAAACAAGATTCAATTTAAAATATTCTAATATAGTTAACCATTTGAAATATTTGCTGTAATGAATCTTTAAAATAATTCAAGACTCCGTTTTTTACGTATAAGCACAAAATTATACAATCTTAAATATATTGCTGAAAGAGTCTTTAAATAACAAGATACAAATATTTGATATCAAAATATGTTGACGTAAATATATTATGTTCTTGCTGGTTGTATCTTATAATTACATGACACATTTAATTTATGGAATAATATAATATTATCTAGACATACTTAGACCCGCATATATTGTGATCATTTAAAATTTGCTGAAAGATGTCTATATTATATTTTCATAAATTAATTAACTTATTATTTATTAATCATATAATTTTTTCCAATATCTATTTGTTATATACACAATAAAATTTTATTTAATTCCCAAGAGCTTCATTAATTAGATCATTTGGATCTTCAGAATATAATTCATCATCCAATGGTTCATCATCAAATTCAGCTCCTTCTTCTTGTAATACACAATCTTCACAAATAAAATTAAGATTAGCTCCATCTGATACTCCAACTAAAAGTTTATATGCATCAGTAGGAACAGCAAATCTCATTCCACAACTTGAACAAATAACTTCAGTTGTTCCTTCTGGAAGTTGAGCATTATTATCGATTAACCATTCCATTTTTAACATTGCGCCAATATTCATATTTTCCATAATTTTAAGTCTCCTTTAATTAATTTAATTTAACTTGTTTAATACCATAATAAATTTTATTATCCGCATAATTTAAATTATAATATTTCATAACATTTTTTATTCCCTCTTTTCTTATTTGTATAAATATATAATATATCATTATAATTCAACGATTCTATAAAATTGAATATTATTCTTTATATAGGAGATGATCTCTAATGTTTTTAAATGAAGCAGTTAAAAATTTATTCACAAAATATGATAGAGAAGTTTTTGAATCATTAGATAAATTATCAAATAATCAAAGTTATAAATTGAATGAATTATCAATCAAAGCTACTAATATAAATGAAGCAGTTGATAAATTTAATTTATATTTAGAAGGTTATATTGATTATAAAATTGAAAATATTGATAATGTAAAATCAATGAATCAAAAACAAATTACAGAAGCTACTCATGATTTCATTGATAATAAATTATTTCAAGATCATAGAATTTTATACACAGATACAAAAAAATATATTGAATCATATATTATGGGTATAAATAAATTATTAAAAACAATTGATGATGGAAAAAATAAATTATTTGAATCAAATATTGATAATCAATCAATAGGAGCGTTAGAAGAATTTGGTGAGTATTTTATTGATAAGATGAATGAACGATTTTATCCATTTATTGAAAATATGTTATGGGCTTCTGGATATAATTCTAAAAAGAAATTGAAAGAATATACTAATTCAAATACATATACATTTTTATAGAAAAAAATAATATATTGGGATACAAAATATCCCAATATATTATTTTTATTTATTTTTATATCATGTATGCATTTTGAACATATCCAACCATATGGAAAAATTTTATTGGTTCGATATTCTTTGCCACAATTCAAACAATGATACGTAAAATCAAAATTTTTTCTTTTAGTCATATAATATCAATCCCTTAATATAAAGATTTCAAATAACTTTAAAGTTATTTATTATATGAAGAATATATCATCATAATTCAACGATTCTATAAAATTTTGATTACTTTCTATAGGAGGAATTAAATAATGAATATGTCAAAAGCAATTAGTGTTATTAAAACACAATTAGGATTATATGAATTAACATTACCATTTAAAGATGATATTACTGGTGAAACAATTCCTGTTGAAAACGTTATACATGAAGTATTAAGTACTGTAACAATTAGTGAATATTCACAATTCATGCCATGGAAACGTACAGGGTTAGCCCATCTTGGTTCACTTGAAGTTATTGATAAAAAATATGATATTTATAAATTACCTAATTTTCTAACATTGACTCCAGTAATGTGGGTAATTAATGTCATGCCCCCATATTTGAATAGCAGAGGAATTTACAACGATATTGCTCCAGTTGGTGGAATCTCTAGGTCAGTTGGTGGAGTATTGACAAGTCAAGCATATATGATGGTAGCTGGTGAAATGAGATCTGAACCAACATTCAATTACCTCGGTCACAACCAAATTCAATTGCAAGGATATCCAAAAGCTATTCTTGAATTCAAATTGGCATGTGAACACGAACCAAATGGAGAAACTATAAAACCAAGTTGTTATGATTCATTTATGCAATTAGCATTATTAGATGTCAAAATGTTTCTGTATAGTACATTAAAACATTATAATGACATTCCAACAGCTTTTGGTAATATAAATTTAAAAATAGATGATCTTCAGAGTGCTGAAGAAGCAAGAAATCAATTATTAGAAGAATGGAGAAATTCTTCAAATTTAGACATTGACCATATCCATTTCATGTAATTATAAAATATTAAATAATTCCAATTATTGGAATTATTTAATATTTTTAAATATTTTTTAAACAATTATCATATTCTTTTATTATGTTAATAAATTCTTTCAAACTCATTATATTATTATCATTATAAATATTTATAACTTTATCATCTAAAGTTAATTTATCATTGTAACATTGAATGATATATGCAGGAGAATTATCAGTTTGATATTTACGTTGAGAATCATAAAATGATATAAGATCTTTCATTAATATTTTATTTCCTGAAGGTAATGTTCTGTAATAATTATTTTGTGATTCATCATGTATACTTCCATCGATATCTATAAATATATCACATTTATTTGTTAATATTTTAAAATCCCATCTATGAAATGGTGATACATAATTATATCCAGTAATAATATTATTTGGAAATAATTCTTTCATATATATTATACCATTGATATATGAATTCAATATCATTAATTATTAATACTCTCATAAATTCTCTTTCATTATCATATTTCATTTTATCCAAATGATTTGTAATAATAATTTGAGTATTTATTATAGCATTTTTATTTTTTATATAAATAGTATTTAAATTATTTTTAACTCTTTCATTATATGTCATATTTTTAATATTTTCACGACATTTAATACTATTTTTTATATATCGCTCTTTCTTATTATTAGCAGATTCATTTTTTCTGAAATTATTAAGATTTTCTATAGCTCGGGTTATTAAAATTTTTCTTTCATTAATATCCATACTATCCCAAGCTTTCTTTACACCTTTACTTATTTTATTATTATGAAGAATTCTTTGTTCCTCAGTTCTAGTTTCAATATAATGTTTATGACCACTATGAAGTCTAGATATACATTTCATTTGTTCAGCAAGAGTTTTATTATTCCAAATTTCTTGTTGCTTTTTGATAAATTCTTCTTTCTCCAATTCTGTTTTCTTATTCCAAACTTCACGATGCTTTTCTGAAAGTTTATCTTTTTCCTCAGAAGTTAGATTATTAATATAATCAGCATATCCCTTTTGTAATTTATAAATTTGCAGTTGTTGTTCTTCTGGTGATTTGTTAGCAAATCGTTTTTTATTTATTTCACTTGACTGTTTAGCATGATATATTTTTTCTTCAGATGATTTGTTTTGCCACACTTCTTTATTTCTATTTCCAACGTATTTATGCATACAATCATTACATAAATTTGGACGATTAAATTGTTTTCTTCTGTAATAACTACTTTTTCTAATTTGATATTTTTTCAAACATTTATCACAAATTAATTCTATATATGATTTTTTCATATGTTATTACCCCAATTAATAAAAAAATTAAATTAATATAAGAAGCCTGATAGTAGGCTTCTTATAATTATCGATTTATCACAATGACATATTCATTATTTAATCCAAAATGTGATTTATTATTCAAAGTTTCTACTATATTATCTTTATAATCTGTACTTTCATCTACTACAAAAACATACCTTTCACAATCAAATCTTTGCAAACATTCATTAATCCATTTATCACATGATAATGAAGATTCTGGTGTCCCGTCCCAAATTTCCTTGTCTGCATAAGGTGAACATGTAAACAAACATGGATATTTTCCACTACTAGCAAATATATTCTTATTGAATAATTCTGCATTGATATTTTTAAAATGATTTCTTAAGAATATCAATATATTACAAGATTCATTAATATGGTTAATATTTATATCTTGACCAATATAATGTTTTCCTATGGAAATAGTTCCCAATAATCTACCAGAATATCCAGAAAATGGATCGAATATTGTATTATAATCATTTAAATATTTATGAATAATTAATTTTGCTCTACCTGCTGAAAATACAGATACTTTAGAAGCTGCTCTCATGATATTTAAACCTTGACAAATTTTATATGCATTTATATAGGGTTGAAATATTACTCTATTACGTATAACCTTTTTGATTAATTCATCATCTTGCCAAGCCTCATAAGGTGATCTATCTCCACCACGATGAGCTTTCCAAATTGATGGATGAAAATGTTGAATTATTTTATCTCCTACTCTGGTATTCAATGCAATATTTGAATCGTCACATGGCATTTGACATAATTGATCATATGATTCAATTAATTCATTATCTGAATAATGTGGAAATGGAAATGATATTGAACGTGATAATTCAAACATTTTGTCAACATATTCATCGTAATTTGGTAATAACCATTTAATCATAAATTCTAAAGAATCAATGAAATGATCACTATAAATTGTAAATTCCGAAATATTCATATATGATTCTAATACTGATTCTCGTAATATTTTTAAACCTTCTGTGAGTACTTCATTAATACTACAAGCATGTTCCAATGGAACTTTAATAAATTCTTCATAATCACATTTATCAATATAAAAATTTCCATCATATAAATCAACTAATGCTACTAATTCGTTATGTTTATTATACACACCATAATCCCAAATATACCAAAATGGTCCAGTTGATAATTTTATATTTGGTATTAATTTATAAAAGTTTGATAAATGTGATTCTCTAAATTGTCTTTCCAATCGTTCTTGTAATTTAGCACGTTTCTTATGTTGGTCTTCTGTTTCATACCAATATAATTCATCTAATGATTTATAATTTTCTTCATTAATAATTTTTTGTAATGCTTCTTTATTTACTAGCATCTTATACTATATCTCCTTTACACAACATATTTATTTTTTGTTCTTACAAAAATAATATATGATTAAAAATAATAAAATAATTATATAGAAGATGATCATTATAGATCATCTTCTATATATTAAATATTAATTATTATCTTTCAGCACGTTCATCTGATTTTAATGATAATTTCATAAACACACTTGGTACAAAATCAATGATATCTTGACCAGTTTCTTCATTATATGAATAGAACATTTCAAACAATCCTAAAACTTTCATTGATACTTCACTAATATTTGTATCAAGTAATTCTTTATATTTATATTTCAACACATTCATTAGATGGTCAATAAATATACAAAATAATGGAATGACCGCTTCTGATGTTCTCAGATTAATTCTAAATTCTTTCTTTAAATATTGATATGTTTTTTCTTGAATTTCTTTCATTGCATCTGCATTACGTTTACAATTCAATTCTTTCCATGAAATATAACTTATTGCACTAGATTGTTCTGTGAGATCAGATGGATTTGGACCAGCAATATTTCTATTCAACGTTCCAGTGCATTCAAGAATTGGCATAAAATTACCAGCTTTTTCATTATTTTCATCTGTATTATTACAGAATCCAATATTTATTGAAGATCCAATTTCAATTGTAAATTCATTATACGTTTTTTCTTTTTCTTTAAGAAATTCAAGTATATTGATAAATGTTCCATAGAATATAGCTGCATAGGTTTCAGAGTTTTTAGATTTCAGATACAATGAAAACTGCTGTTCTGCTGATCGTAGTGTTGCATCACAGACTATTTTTAAATCATCTTTATTGTCAACCGCATAATCATTGAACCAGCGAACTACAAATGTTTCATTCTTTTTTGCTACTGGTTCAAGTACTTCATCATTCTCAACTTCAGATGCTTTTCTTCTAGGCATAATTTTTATCTCCTTTGTTTAAAATTATACTATTTCTGAATTATTTATATTAGATAATTTTGTTAATTTATAACACTCTAATTTATTTATATCAACATTAGAATATATCATTATAAAATCAATTACTATTTATAATTGGTATTTTATTATATTCTAATATCATATTGAGAAATTCTTTAATGGGCATAATATTATCATTATAAATATTTATAACTTTACAATCAATATTTAATTTATCATTGTAACATTGAATGATATATGCAGGAGAATTATCAGTTTGATATTTACGTTGAATATCTTTAAATTGTATAGAATCTCGTAAATTAAATTTAACACCATAATCATTAGTTACAATATAATCATGTTTATTTTTATCATGGATACTTCCATCAATATCAACAAATATATCACATTTATTTGTTAATATTTTAAAATCCCATCTATGAAATGGTGATACATAATTATATCCAGTAATAATATTATTTGGAAATAATTCTTTAAAATCAACTTCAGGTTTATTGGTTATCATATCTAAATTGTGTAAAACAATATTTGGTAATTTCATAAATGATTCTTTATTTCTTCTTAATATTATTCTTCTTTCTTGTTCAACATGATCTTCATATGATAATCTCATACCATTTTTTATCAAATCACATTGTTCATCATATTCTGTTTGTATTAAATTACTCAATTCCTTGTTTGATGGTAGTGTTATATTTTTTAAACCTTGTTTTGTTTTTTCGCTAATCTTTTTTTTAACTTCAGGCTTTTTAAAAGTTTCTCTATTCTTATCTGCAACAGCTTTTCGTGAACATTCTTGACATAGGTTTGGTCGATTGAATTGTTTTCGTCTATACATGCTACGAATGTGTATTATATATGATTTATGACAATTATCACAAACAAGTTCCACGTGTTTATTATCATCCATTATCAGCTACTCCTTTCTATTTAATATATATCAATTAATTTTAGAAGATGATCCTATAATTGGATCATCTTCTAAATAATTATTAAGTATCTATTAAAGCTCTGTCAATCTTCATATTTTTCATTAGCATTCTTCTACCTTCCAAATCTTCATAATTTGAACCTCTTAACATTTGGAAAATCTTCATATCATTTTCAATGTCACCTATATTGACTTTTATAAGACTTCTGGTGTTTGGATCCATAATTGTTAGTTTTATATCTTCATCAGAATTTTCTCCAAGACCTTTGAATCTATGTAAAATTTCTGGTTGATATTTCTTTAATATTTTTAATAATTGTAACATGGAGTAATCATGTTCTGTATTATTTTTATTATCTTTCAATAATAATTTTCTTTTATCATTACTTCCAAATGTTAGAATTATATCTTTGAATTCAGTTGATTTATTAAACAATGTTTCATTTATTTCAATCAATTGCATCTTAGCATCAATAGATCCAATAATTAAATTCTTATCATAATCATAAGTTAATTCTGAAAATTCCTGATTAATTCTATTTAATAAATCCTGAATATTTAAATCATTTAGAAAATCTCTAAATGAATCAAACATAGAAAATTTTTCAAAGATTATTTCTAACAATCGTTCATTTATTTTATAATGCTCTGCAATTATTTGCATATCATTTGGATATTGATATGTTAATTGTAAGAAATCTCTTATATCAGATAATTTAAAATAAGATACAGAATTATCATCGAAAATAAATCCAATTCGATAATCTTTTGTAACAGCTCGGCTATATCTGTTAATATAATCTTCTTTATTAATCACAAATGGATCTTTTCTATCACCTACTCTATATAATGGAGGCTCTGCAATATATAATCTATTGTCTTTAATAATTTCTGGAAATAATTTAAAGAAGAATGCCATTAAAAGACTTCTAATAAATAATCCGTCTACATCAGCATCCGATGCAATTATTATTTTATTAAATTGCAATTTTGATAAATCAAATTTAGATCCTACATTACACCCCAAAATATTAATTAAATCTGTAAATTCTTTGTTTCCACGTTGACCAACAATCTGATCAAGTGTTGCCTTATAAACATTTTTGGACATTTGTCTTCACATATATTCGCAACATATATGCAGTTCTCTTATGAACTTCTTTATATTTCTATAAAGATGAGACTATATCTTTATTATTTATACCAATCGTTTCAATTTAAAGGAATTATTCTAAACTAATATCATTTAGATACCTACCACATTAGCTTTGGCTTTACTCTACTAACTAATATATTAGCTTTCGATAGT